CCTCACTAAACCTTTTAGCACCTCTCCGTTTGCCCTTACCCATTTTCTAAACTCAGCCGGAATAGTCGCATCCTTCGGGTTAGCATTTACCTTTTTAAGTAAAGTGCTATTCTTTAAGTTGCCTATGCCTACATTGTAAGCAAACGATACAATCGCAGAAAAATTGTTTGCAGTTACATTTGATTTTACAAGCACATCTACCTGTTTAGCAAAATTATCAACTACCGCATTAAAGTAATCCTCTGCCTGTTGCTGCGTAATCACATCGCCTTCCTTTACTTTTGTTCCGTCAGGGTAAAAAGTTAAACCCCAAGATATAGTCCATAAGTTAGCCGGGCATTTATAAGCCTTTAACTTGCAGCCTTCAAACTGCTTTATTAAATCTCTACCGGCTTTGTTTACTTCCATAATCTATTCCAATATGCTAAAATTAATATAATTGCTATTATTAGCCCTATTAAAGCCTTCCAAAAGTTATTGGCAGTACTTACCCTACTTTTATCTACAATCGAAATTTGAGCCGTTTCTGTGCGATTAAACGCTATTGTATCTTTTTTAACTAAGCTATTGTCTGTTTGCTTGTCTTTTGTCTGATATACCCACTTAGTTACGATTTTGGGAACTACTATAACGCTATCCTTAGTTATGCGGACTGTATCGTATATAGTAACCTCTTTGGTAAATACCTGCTCCTTTTCTATAATCTTGGTAACGCTATCATAAAAAGTAAGATGCACGGAATCAATCTTAGTTGTTCCCGTGCTATCGTATGTCTTTTCAAACTTCTTAACAGAAGCGCAAGATGTAAGTAATAAAGCTAAAAGTATTAATCTCATTTTAGTTTCTTAGTCATTTTATAGTAGTAGCGTATAGCCATACCGCCAGAAACAATAGCAACCAAACTCGCAATCAATGTGAATAGTGGTTGAATACTTGTAATGCTAATTGTCGCACTAACTAATGATACTATTGTTGATTGGTCTGCTTGGTTGTTATTTGCCATTTATAGTTCTTCTTCTTCTTGTTTGTTAAATTCTACGCCAGTAACCCAATCTTGTAAGAATGTAAAATCTTCCAAGCCTTGTGGATTAACCACGTTAATTATTTGAAAATCAAATTCTTTATCATTTAGCGCATCAATATCTTTAGTAAGCTTCTTGATACCTTCCTTTGAGAATTTGTAATCTCCTTTTTCATTAAGAATTAAAATACCTTTTTCGTCTACTGAAGCGTTATCCAAACGAAGTTCCTCAACTTGTGCGTTGTATTCTTCGTGATACTTTTTAACCTTCTCATAAACTTTTACAAGCTTCTTAGCTACTTTTGTTTCTTGGTTTCGGATAACTTCATTAATGCTCTGCACTAATTGTTTGAGTTGTTTGTACTTCATTTTCGTTTGTTTTTGTTTGTAAAGATAATTGTGGATTTTGGAATGGTAGTGGCAAATTTACAATCGGTGGGTTTTTAAGGTTCTCAATTTGTGTAGCTAAGTTTTCATTCATAGCTTCTACGTTAAGACCTGCTTCTAACCACTCGCATACTTGCTCATAAGTTAAATCTTCGTAAGCAGTAAAGTCAGTTTCGGAAGGTGTTTCGCAACCCATTGCCCCGTAAACTTCTGCGGTGTATTCTCCGTCTTTTCCTTCGTATCTCCAATGTACTGTTTTTACTACATTGGTTAAACCATCTTCGCTTGGTGCGGTGTCCATTTGGCTAATAAGCCATTTTGTTTCTAATGCCATTTTATTTTATTTTAAGGTGTTCCGTGTAATGGGATTAAATAATTTTGTCCGTTTACTGTTATTCGCATATAAGTAGATACACCACTTGATGTTGAGTCAGTACCTACGTTTGTTACTTCTAATGTTTTTACTTTTACATCATTACTAAACGTAGCTATACCTGATGCGTCAATTAAAACTCTTGTAACATCATTTGTTCTAATTCTTAATGGGTGATTTGACTTTGTACTTAAATACCCCGAATCTGTATCAAATGCTAATTCAATTGTTCCTCCATTACTATTTGCTCTTGCTACAATATATGCAGAACCTCCACTACCAGCATTAACGTCTAAGTTTCTTGTACCGAAAGTTACTGGCGATGTAGTACCTATACCTACGTTACCCCCCGAGGTCATTGTCATTATATTAGAACCGCCATATACATTAAATTGTAAGTTAGCTGCTCCTGATGGTGTTTGTAAAGAGAAGTATCTTACATTGTCATCTCCTATTAAAAACTCTTGCGCTGCACTTCCGCTTGATAGCATCATTGAACTTGTAACGTGCAGTTTTCTTTGTGGATTGTTAGTACCTATACCTACGTTACCCCCACTTGCTTGCATCACTATATTAGCAGCACCCGTACCTGCTAAAATTCCTTGTAATGCTATTGGTGTAGTCGTTGATGGAGTAATCTGTAAACAATAATTACCCGAAACGAATTGGTTGCCTATTGTTAAAACTGCATTTGTTTGTAAGTTACCCCCTGCCGTTACACTACTTGAAAATGTAGCTGCTCCTGTAGAGGATAATGAAAAGTCAGGTGCTGAAAAATTACCTGTTGTTACAAAGTTTATCCCACCACTATTAAATATTTCAAGCTTGTTTCTTCTTGCAGTAGTTCCGAAGGCAGAATTTATATATTCCATTCCACCCTTTTCAGTTCCATTTTCTTGAAATACTAATCTTGAATATTGTGAAGTAGAAGTTGCATTTAATAAAATATCAACTTGACTTGCACCAAATCTTCCCGTACCTGTTACATCAAGTCTAAAAGTATCATTAGTGTTTCCTATTGATAAATTACCTGAAGCGTTTAACGTCATTGCTTGGGTAAAGGATATAGCGTTACCTGCCGTTCCTGAAGGGGCGGTATTCCAAGCATAGTTACCACCACTTGTTTGTGTAACCATTGTTGCAGGATATGAAGAAACTTTATATATCCAATTTGAGCCATTGTAAAAAGCGTTGTTTGTAATATATCCATTTGGAATTGCTGCTGCCGTATACGAACTAAAAGAAACTCCATTTCCTAATTCTAATGCAGTAATTGCACCCCACGCACTCGGTGTAACTCCTAATCCTAAATTGCCGGAAGCGGTTAAGGTCATTTTTGTTACATTACTTGTACCAAATAAAATTGGTATAGCTAAACTTGTATTTAAAGTTAAGTCAGTAGTGTTACCTTGTATATAAGCACTTCTTGTTGTATTAGCACTATTAAAAAACCCTATATAACCATTGTCATTATATATTCTTAATGCTTCTTGGTTAGCTGCTCCACCTACTGCACTACTAACAATTCCACCTGTTTTTAAAACCCTTCCTGTAATTGTTACATCAGTTCCATCATCAGTTATAGAACTATTCCCTATTGTACTTGCACCTGTAAACTTAGGTAGGTAGTTAGTAGTACCTGTACCCGTTACTGGATTTGTTAAAGCGTTCTGCTTGTTGTTAAACGTAGTCCAATCCGTAGAACTTAAAGCACCTCTATTCGTTGCACTAGCAGTAGGTACGTTCAAAGTAATAACAGGGGTTGTTGTTCCGTTTGCAACAGTTGAACTTAAATCAGTTCCAGAAGTGCCTATTGTTAAAGCAGCTACCGATGTAACTGTACCTACACTCCAACTTCTGTCTGCACTTAAATCATAAGCAGTACCATTAATTGTTAATGTTCTACTTGTTGGAACATATCCGCTTAAATCGGGTGTGTATTGAGGTACGTTTAAAACACCCGTTGTGCTATTGTATGTCGCTGCTCCGCTTGTTCCCGTTGTTGTTAAGCTAATAGCTGCCCTTGCCAAAGCATCGGTATATTGTGTAATAGTAGAAGCAATTACTCCCGTTGTGTTATTGTAGCTTATCCCTGCACCTGCACTTAAAGAAGCAAGTGTGATATAGTTTGCCCCGTTAGTTATTTGGTTGTTATTAGTAGGAATAGTAATAACACCCGTTGTAGAATTGTAAGCACCGCTACCCGCCGTAAAACTTAAAGCTGCACGACTACGAGCATCGGTGTAATATAAATTACTTCCTTCTGCTATGTTTGAAGTTGTACCTGCAACCTTAGTCCATAAACTTGTGCTTGATACATATTGTAAAATATCTCCGTTGCTTGGACTTTGAGCAGCTACGTTGTGAAGTTCGTCTAACTCGTACCCATTTTGTATTTTAACCTCGATAATACCTTGTGTTGGGTGTGAACGTACAATTATACCTACATAAACTAAGTGTGCAGGTGCGTATTGTTTTGTACTTGTATAAGCTCCGGCAGTTGTGCTACTCAAATAAAGTTGTGTACCTTCTGTAAAAGCCTGAGTGTCGATGTCGCTTAATCGACCTGCAACAACTACAAATCCGTTATTATTGTTAGTAATATCCGCTTGTACTATTCCGTAAGTTTGTGCGCTTGTGCTATCGCCACTTGCAAGAGCCTTTGTAACTGTTGGCAAGTTACCTTGACCGCCATTAATGTAAACAACAGTTCCCTTTGTTAAAGTTGCTCCTGTCTTGTTGTAAACCTCAGTAACTAAGTTTTGTGCTTGGCTAATAATAGAAGGGAAGGTAGCCAAAGTTCCATCGCCTTTAATATACTGCGCACCTGTACCGGCAAAAGCAAAAGCCAAAGTTCCCGATGTAGTTACAGGGCTGCCACTAATTGTAAGACTATCGCCTGTAATTGATGCAGCTACGCTTGTTACAGTACCTACCGCACCACTTGAACGCTCCCAAATAGTACCATTATATATAACCCAATCTCCTACTGAAAAAGTAATCGGACCAGCACCAAAGTTTACTATTCCTGCTACGTTACATAAATAAACATCTCCATTATCTCCCGTTCCGTTTGCTAAAGTAGGTGTATTAGTCGCTGCGTTCCAAGTTCCTAAATATTCCATTAAAGAACTCGGTAGCTGACTGATAGGTACTTTACCTAAACTATCCAAAGAAGCATAACCATTAGCGTTGCCCTTTTCACTTCTTAGCTGATAAGTATCTAACAATGCTTGTGATGGGAACACCTCTACATAAGCAGAGCCAGTCCATAAGTAAAGTTTCTTAGTATCTTTTGCGCAATAAATAACGTTAATATCGCCGGTTACAGGGAACGCTGCAAGGTTAGTATAAAAGCTAACTGCACCGCTAA